TTGGAACAGCAGCATCTCCTAATGAGTTTCAGGTAGCTTATGCAGATTTTAGTAGCGTGACACAGGTTAGAGAATGGACATTTGAAATATCTAGAGAAGAAATTGATGTAACAACTATTGGTGGTACTCCAACACAATTCACTCCATTTAGAAAATATATTGCAGGTTTCGGTGATGGCACAGGTACTGCTACTGCTTACTTTACAAACGAAGATACAGCAATGGTAAATCGTATGGTTCAAGATGTACTACAAAGACAGCAAGTAGGTGCAGCTATGAAACTATATATGGATCAGGTATTTACTGGTGGTTCTGTTAGTGATACGTTGAGTAGATTCATTGAATTTGAAGCTACATTAACTTCTGCATCATTAAATGTTAACCCTGATGATGCACAGACAGTAAGTGTAGAATTTAGACCTGCTGTACAGCCTACATTTGATTTTGCTACAGCATAAATGGTTGAGTTTTTCATAAACCATTAGTATACTAAGTAAGAAATATAATTAATTCATGGCATCTACCAAAACTATGCGAGCGATAGATCGTTTGCGTAAGGCTGCAAACTTAGAAGCTACAAAAAAAGAAGTTACCTTATCTGATGGAACTGTTTTTGAAATGTGGGTAACACCTCTTACATTAGCTGAAAAAGAAAGAGCACAAAGAATGGCAAAATCTGATGATGCTAATGAGTTTGCTTTGCGTTTGCTTTTAACAAAAGCACAGGATGAAACAGGAGAAAAATTATTTCAAATAGGTGAAATAGATGTTCTTAAAAATGAAGTAAGAGATTCTGACCTGCAAAAACTAATGTTAAGTATTATTCAGGAGGAAGAAGAGCCTCTCGACCCAAAAGACTAAGTGCTGAACTGCGTAAAGACAGTTTAATGATGTTGCAGTTTGGTATTGCTAAAGAATTAGGTATGAGTCTTGCTGATGTAAGAAAAATGACATTGGAAGAAGTTATTGGTTGGAGTGCTTATTTTCAAGTTTTAAATGAAGATCAAAAAAAAGAAATGGAAAAAATTCGCAGACGTAGGTAGAATAAGAAAAAAATTTAATTGTGGAAAATATAAGGACTAAAATACAACTTGCTGTAGAAGGTGGAAGGCAAGTAGGTGCGTTATCAGATCAAATAACAAAATTAGGTAAAGATATAAAGTTAGTTAATACTGGTGCACAAGGAATAGTAAATAGTTTTAGAGTTGTTAATAAGGTTTTATCTGAAGCAAAAAAGAATTTTAGAGATGTTTCTTTAGACACAGCAGAAGCTGCAAAATCTGCGGAACAATTAGTTGCAGCCAATAATCAAGTAAACGCAACTTTAAGGCAACGAAATCAATTATTACAAGATGCAAGTAATAAATTAGCAAGAGCTTCAGGTGCTACAACACCAGAGATACAAAGAGCTTTGTCTCCTACGACAGGTGGAAGTAGGCAGCAGCAAATGGTTAATCAACAAGTAAATGAGCAGTTAAATAGACAAGCTCAAGGTGTGTTGGATATGGAAAGAATGAGAATTACTGTAAGAAATAATATAATAAATTCTTTAAAAGAAGAAGCAGCGATTGAAAATCAAATATTGAATGATAAAGCAGCACGAATACAACAAGATAGAGATGAAACTCAAAGAAGAAGAAGTAGGCAAAGTATAGAAAGAAGAAGAGATCAATTAGATTTACCAGGAGCTAGATTTGCAAGATTTAGAAGAAATAGAACTCGTGGAGATAGACAAATTAGAAATCAAGCAATATCCAATGCAACTATTGGTGGTGCGTTTCCATTGTTATTTGGACAAGGACCTGGAGCAGCATTAGGTGGTGCAGCAGGTGGTTTTGGTGGTGGAATAATGGGAGGTCAATTTGGATTTGCATTATCACTTGCTGGTACTGCTCTTGGATCAGCTATAGATAATGTTGTTAAAACTCTTGTTGGCGGTGCATCAGAGCTAGGTCAAGCGTTAGGCCCTTTTACACAAGATATGGAAGCTGTAACTGCTTCTTTAGGTTTACAAAACAGTGTACAACAAGCACAATTACAACTTATTGAACAAGTAGAAGGTAAAACAGCAGCCTTTAACGCTGCGATGAAGTTGATGGCTAATGATATTGGACAAAGAGGTGTCAATGCTTTAAAACAATTTGGAGAATCTACAAGAATACTCAGTAGTCAATTTACTCTTGCACTTTCAAAATTACAGGCATTTGCAGCAGGTGTTGCTAATTTTGTTTTACGACTTACTGGTTTAGAACAAGCTTTAAGAAAAGCTGATGCAGCTAGAGTTGTTGAATCTTCTGCTATAGGAGGTAATGCTGAAGCTCAATCTTTAGTTCAAAGACAAAACAAAATAGATGCAATGGGTAGTAGAGGAGGTGAAGGTATAAGGAAAAAAAATTTACAAGCAGAGTTAGATCTTGAGAAACAATTATTTGCAGCAAGGGAGACATCTACAACTCAAGCAAAACTTTTAACAGAAGAATCTACAAGTCTTATACAGCAATTACAAGATGAAGTTAATTTAAGAAATCGTGTAGAACAATTAATGAAAGAAGGTAACAGTAAAACTTTGGCAGAAAAGTTAGCTAAGAATGAACAGATTTTTGCAAAAGAAAAAGAAAATATAGAAATACAATTAAAAAATCGTATTGACGAAATTCAGTTTTTAGAAAATAAAGAAAAATTAACTAAAGATGAAGAAGCTTTATTAGAAAGAACCAGAGCAAAACGAGATGCTATAAAAAAACTTTTAAAAGATTACAATGATGGATTAATTACAGCACAAGATTTAACAAAACAATTAAATACAGCTACTGACAAATATAAAATTAGTTTAGACCAAATTAAAGATGTATTAGCAAGTGGAATGACAGATGCTGTCATGGGATTAATTGATGGAACTAAATCTTTAAGTCAATCTTTATCACAAGTAGCAAGACAGTTAGCATCAATGTTCTTAAAAGGAGCTTTTAGTGCTATGTTTGGTAATTTTTTTGGAGAGCAGGGTGGTTATTCTAGAGCAGGTAGTTTTAAAGCTTTTCAATATGGTGGTGTTGTCAATTCTCCTACACTTGGAATGGTTGGAGAAGGTGGCGAACCAGAATATATAATCCCTGCATCAAAAATGGATGGTGCAATGTCTAGATATTCAGCAGGTGCTAGAGGTGGTGCGGTAATTCCAGGCGGTAGTCACGAAGCTGGTACAGTTGCAGGTGCTTCTGGTAACACAGTTGTTGAATATACTGGACCTGTTCTTAATTTTAATGGAGATGATTACGTTCCAAAAGATGCTGTGCCTAGAATTATAAGTACTGCTGCACAACAAGGAGCCTCAATGGGCCAATCAAAAATGATGAGTACTTTAAAAAATAGTCGTAGTCAAAGATCTAAGATAGGAATATGAGCATAACAACTATTGTCACTTTTATGAATGTTTATGATTCTAATGGTGACGTAAAACAAAGATATCAAAATGCAAGAAGAGAAGATTATGCCTCATTAAGTGTTAGAGATACAAGTACTCAAAGAGATAGATATGTTAGGAGAGAAAGTAATAAAATTACTTTTCCTGTTGATAATCAAGACTATTATTATTTACCATTTATCTATCAAGGTGCTGCAAAAAATAGGTCAGGAGATAATTTAGAAGCTGGTTTGTTATTTGCTAATAATGATCTTGCAATGAATTATGCTCAAGAAGCTGTGCTTAATAAATATTATGTAGAGATATTTGTATCAGTAGTTGATCCAGCTACTTTGCAACCAAGACAAATATATGGAAATTATTTTTTGACAAGAGATAACTGGTTAGCAGCTTCTATGTCTTATGACTTTGAAACTATAGAAGTAATATTATCAAGTTCTATAGATGCTGTCGGAACCACTGCACCTAATAGAAGATTAACAACAGGACTTGTTGGGTCGTTACCTGTTACTGGCGATATACAAAACCGATGAAACCTGCCAAGTTAGTTGGTATGCCGTATAGATTAGGTGCTGATCCAGAAAAAAATGGTGCTGTTGATTGTTTACATTTAGCAAAAACAGTTTTAGCTAATTATGGAATAAAAACACCAGAACCAACTAGAAGTTGGTATAGAAAATTTCGTAAAGGAGAATATCAAATATTCAAAGAAGAACTTGAAAAGTGGGGAAACAAGACAGAACACAGTAAGATAGGTACAGTTGGATTATGTAAATCAAATGAGGGATTTGGCCTTGCTGTTTATTGGGAAGAAGGATGGCTAAGTTGCGCAGAGTGGGGGGTAAAATGGAGTCCCCTAGAATATTTGGAGGTGGTAGAGCGTTACTACCCCATGAAACACAACTTTGTGACGCATTAGGAATTACTGAAGAAGAATATTGGCAGTTTGTTTATTTAATAGAATCTGTTAATGGTAAAAGATCAAAAGCTTATGATTTAATACCTAATATTGTAAATATGCCACCTGTGGCAATAGCACCTCTGTCTATATTTGGTGTAAGCATAGGTTTTTATGGCGTTGTTGCAATAGGTGTCGCTTTAAGTTATGTTTCGGCTGCTTTAGCACCGAAGCCTAGAGCACCAAAAACTCCTCCTAGTTTAATGACAGAAGGTGCTGCATCTGCAAAAAGATTTGCACCGCAAACTGGTTTTAATTCAGTACAAGAACTTGCAGATTTAGGTGAAATTATCCCTTTAGTTTTTACAAAAAGAGAAGAGATTGATCTTAATAATAATATTAAATTAATTACAGGTGGCACAAGAGTTAATTCAAGACTTGTATGGTCACAACTTTTAAGTAAAGGAACGCATCAACAATTAAAAGCTTGTTTTGTTTTAAGTCATGGTCAAATACCATTACCACCTGATTTTTCAGGTTATGCCATAGGAGATTTACTGTTAAAAAATTACACCAAAGCAAAGATTGCTACTTATTACAATGGAGGTGTAGCACCTGAAACAGCTTCAGAAGATCGAGATGTATCTCAAGATGATGAAGAAGATGCGACTTATGGTGAGAATAGATTAAAACAAGCTAACAAATATGATGAAGGAACTTTAGCACCAGAAAAAGATAGAAATGGTGCTGAAATGGTAGATGACGTTTTTTCTGTTGATAGTGATTTTACTGAAGGACCATCTGATAAAGTTTTTTCTGGCGTAAGATCACCTTCAACACAAACTAAATTTGGTACGTTTTGTCCAATGCCAAATCAAATGAGGTTTCAATTACCTTATGAATTAGTTTTAAAACCAGATGCTGCTGAAGATTCACAAAAAGATGACATTGATGTAAAAAGAAGAAAAATTGCTACTTACTTTCCAAGATATGCAGGTTTTATGAGAATAAATGGTGTAGAACCAGCATCAGATGTAAACAGAGTGCAATTACAAATAGGAGATAAAGTTCAATATACAATAGGAGATATGGACCCTGAATCAAACTTAGGAAGTTTTGACCCTTGGGGTAAGGAAGATGTTAGAAATAGTGTAGATTCTGACAGAGAGCGTATTGACGATAATATTGCATTAGGTGAATCTTATATGATTGGTAACTGTTTTGGTGTTTGTGTTGAAATACCTCAACAAGGTATTTGGGAAAGAGGTAATTATAAAGATTTTATTTTTGAAATAACTGACTTAGGATCTGGAGATCACAGTATTGATATAAGAAGTGGTACTGCTGGTTTAGAATCTGCTCATGCTCCTGATCAACTTAATATTTTGCAAAGGTCAGCAATGGCAACAGTTTCTAATAATAGAAATTGTGACACTACTGAAATAGGTTTAAAGTCTACTGTATATAAACAAATTACAGGTTTTGCAAATGTAAACAGTCATCCTGGTGGTTTTAGATATATCGATCCAAAAGGCACTCTTCATAATTACCAACGGGATAATGGGAATATAAGTTTAGGCGGAATGAATAAATATTGTACAAGATATAGTTTTTTTAGATTACAAGCAAGAAAAGCTGGTACTGATGATAATTTTGAAACTATTGATAACGGAAAACCTTTTGTTATAAAAGGTCGTACACCACAACCTCAATATAATTTCATAAGAATAAATCATCCTTTAGGTCAATATGAATTTAGATTTCAACCTTATAACGGTAATGACATAGTAAGGTTTTATTTAGATAACAATAGATCAATAGTTCGTTTATTAAAAGATAATTGTGAATTACAAGCTGATACATTCGAGTCAGAAACTACTGGTCTAATTTATGAATTTAGATATACAGGTTTAAATATAAACTTAAATAAATCAGACGCTTGTAATACAGAATTTTTCTTAGGAAAAATAATTGATACAAAACATACTGTTAGTGGTTTGTCTCAGACATCTCAAGGTGTTGTTCCTTTACAAGGTGGGTTTAGATATGTATTAAGAGAAACTCAATATATTTCAAGAACAGATGATTCTGATAACAGAAGTTATGTGCGGTACTCTGGATGGCATGGAAAATATTTTTACTATTGGAAAGGAGAATTAATTGGAAAGTCAGAGAGTTTTCCTCCTGTTTTTCAATATGATGACACAACTCAATTTAGAGGAGGCACTATACAAACAAGAGGTTGGAAATATAGTAATCGTCAAATTGAAAGATATACATTAGAATCTGGTCCAGCAGAACCTGTTGCTACATTTAATGATATTGAATTAACAGGAGGAGAAACAAATATTCCTAACTTTCCTCACAGTAAGGCTAAAGTTCAAATTAAATTATATGATAATGACGTAGCATCATGGACCGTAACAGATGGTGGTGGACCTTATAGAAAAGGGACAAAGTTAAATATTCCAAGTGTTAGCGGAGGAGGAAAAACATTTAGTGGGCTTTCTAATGTAGTACCTGTTTTAGGGCTTGATAAAGATGGTACAGTTGAAGTTTTAAATGATGACAATGATGAAACACCAGCAAATATAATAGAACCTTGGCCTGGTGGAAGCTCAGATGGTTCTGCTCATGTATATCAAAGAAATTTAAGACCTTTAGATGCTGTTGCTGATTTTATTTCTTATGAA